TTAAATTTCATTAATCTTGTTCATTAACTCATTTACTTTATAAGATTCTTTTTGCTCCATTTCATCGATTACATGCGAGTAAGTTTCTAACGTTGTTACTATAGTGTTATGCCCCAATCTTTTAGATAGATATTTTATATTACAATCATTATATAAAAGAAGCGTAGCATGCGTGTGGCGTAATCCATGAACACTAATAGCATTATTGATGCCTAATTTTGTACAGTAGCGCCTTAATGACTTATTTATAGCATTGTTAGAAGGTGGAACATTGTTAGTATTAATAAAAACCAATTTGTTTTTGTTAAATGATGAGTCCTTTAATTTCTCGGCTGATTGATAAACCTTAATCTTATTTAACATAGACAGTGTATTATCATCAATAGTGATAATTCTATTTGAAGAGTAGTTTTTTGTATTACTAAAGGTATTTGTGTCTTTATAGTCCCATGTTTTATTTATCTTTATTGTTTTTTGCACAAAGTCAATACAATCCCATGTCAAGCCAATTATTTCAGAAAACCTTGCCCCAGAGGCTATAGCAAATAAAATAACTGATATTGAAGAATGAGCAGGGTTGAAATGATTATTCAATTCTTTTACTAATTTTTTGACTTGTTCTTCTGATAGAGCTTTTAAATCTTTATAAGTAGTTTCATCATCCGGAATAATAACACGGGCTGTCGGATCTCGTAAAATTACACCTTCGTAAACCATTTCTCGAATAAATGACCTAACATAGACGTGACGCTTTCTTGTAGTTTCCTTCGCATGTGTTTTCGCAAATTCATTAATAGCTTTTTGATATGTTGTTCTATTAACATCATTTATTTTTAATCCAACAAAATATTTTTCACAAAATTTTATTGCATAATCATAATGTTTATCATTTTCAATTGATTTTTTTTGCTTTCTAAAAGTTGTATACCATTCTTTAAAAGCCTCAACGAAATTTGATTCACCAGCGTTTATGTCTACTCCTCGATGTAATTTGTCTTCCATTTCAGAAGCTGCTAATAAAGCTTGCTTTTTTGTCGGAAATCCGCTTTTGCTCTTTACTTTATACTTCCCAGCTTCTTTATATGAAACGCGATATTTCCAACCTGTTTCAGTTTTTACAATATTAGCCATGCTAGTACCTCCTTTCGCACATACGTTCTTTTTTTCGATAAAAAGAAAAGCCCGGAGGCTCTCTTTATTTTACATATTTAACAAATCTTTCAAGCTTCACTATATCTTTTGATGTAATGTTTAATTCTGTTACTAAATCAATATCTTTTGTTTTATTATAAAAGTAAAAAATTGCTTTGGATTTATTTTCAATTTGCGTTGAAGTACTATTTGTTTTACCACTACTACCTGCTACTGCACCTACTACAGTCCCTGCGCCTCCACCAACAAGCCCACCAACAACTCCACCAGCTATAGTTTTCCCAGCTTTACTATTAGTTTTAGTGTGAGTATTGTAGGTCGCGCCTAACCACTTATAATCAACGAAATAAAATTCGTCATTTGTCACAAGACCATTTTTTGATAAAAAAATTATCTTGTTTGAAGGGATTAATTGAATCATGTTGTAAGTTGTTCCAGCTGCGCTTTTAATTTGAAAACCTAAATCTTGTTGAGCTAAACCAAAGTTCAGTTTAATCTGAGGTGAATTTTCAGGAATTGTTTTTGTATCAAACTTTACGTATGTGCCTTTTTTTCTCTTTATTCTTAAAGCAAGCCAGATGAAAAGAGCGGCAAATGCAAATTCAACTAAAGCTATTCCTGGTAGTTGTGATGCAGCTAAAAACATAATGCCAATAAAAATAAATAAACCAGCTAGTACAAATAAAGCTATCATCCCGTAATCTCCCTTTTTTATGTACCAATCCGCGGCCGCAAACTGGTTACATAGTTATATTTTATTCAACAGTCTTGCGATGTCTTCCAGTTTCTCGCTTTGACTTAATCTACAATCAATAACTATGAAAATTTCTTTTTTAAAAGTGAATGAACAAGAAGTGAATTCGTGTTCTAGTATCACTATATCATGTTGTACGTTCAGTTCATCTAAAGTTTTCATGTATTTATACCCCGTTGTATTTTATTGCAACGTTGCACTTACATTATACATAATTTTTATAAGAAATATCACGTTTTCACAGAAAGTTAATAATCAATAGCAATAACGAGTAAATAAATTACAAGTCAAGAGTCAAGTAAGTAAATAAATTATACTTTAATCTTTTTTCTGTTGCTCATAATATTCAATAAATGACTTAACAGCTTTGACTGCTTCAGCGTCATTCATTACTCGAGCTGCAACAACTTTAAAATCTTCGTTTTCATCAACAAATTTATTTATTTCTTCATCTTCTTTTGAAGCTATTTCTGTGATATTTATTTCTTTTTCATTTGCATGTTCTTTTCTTTTTTCTTCTATATAAGCAAGTATTTCTTTTATATCTTCTTCTGTTGCGTTTGAATCAATGTGTGCTGCGATTGTGTCAGCGAGATTATTATCGTCTCTTCCTAATAAATAATCAGTAGATACATTAAAAAATTCAGCTATTTTCAGTAATGTTTGATAGTCGGGCTCTCTTGTACCTTGTTCATAATTAGCTACTTGACCTCTAGAAAATCCAAGTTCGTCCGCTAATTTGTATTGTGAAAAACCTTTTTTCTTTCGCAACTCAGATAATCTTTTACTAAACATTTCTAACACCTACGCTTTCTATATGTATATTATAAGAAACAATTAGTTTCCAGTCCATTAATTTTTTAGTGTAGAAACAAAAAGTTTCTAAAAACCTTGACAGAAACAATACGTTTCTGATATAGTATGTTTATAGAGAAACAAAACGTTTCTTATGGGGGTGAAAAAATGAGAAACAGGCTTATTGAGCTAAGGAAATCAAAAACAAGACGGGAGGTATCGAAAGATTTAAAAATAACACCTCAAATGTTAGGGGCAATTGAGAGAGGAGACCGGACTCCCTCGTTAAAACTAGCTAACAAAATCGCAAACTATTATGATGTGCCAATTGAAGATATTTTTTTTGATAATAAAGACACTATATGTGTCTAAAATGAAAGGAAAACAAAACAGGAGGTTAGATAATGAACATAAGATATTTGAGTAAGAATCATAAAAAAGCAAAACTGCATGAATTAGAAGTAACTAACAAATCAATTACTCTTGACAGCTTTCAACTATTTGGTGTTACAGACTTTACCATTCATTCGTCGGTTGGCAATTTAACGAAATTGAAACTTGAGTTACTAGTAAAAGGAAGAACATATTCATAGGGGGAGTAAAATGACTAATTTAGTTGTACTACAAAATAATCAACCAGTTACAACTTCATTAAATGTAGCTGAGGTTTTCGAGAAGAAACATAAACATGTTTTAGAAGCTATAGACGATTTGAGAGGGGCAGCCGAAAATTCGGCAGACCTTTTCCAAGAAAGTTCTTATGTACACCCGCAAAACAAACAAACCTACCGAATGATTTACATGAACCGTGATGGATTTACTTTACTGGCAATGGGATTCACCGGAAAAAGAGCAATTGAATTTAAGCTTCAATACATCAATGAATTTAACAAAATGGAAAATCACATCAAAGCTCAACTTGATACTTCGCAGTTAAGTCCGGAACTACAAATGTTTAATCAAATGTTCTTAGCAGTAGCGAACGCTGAAAAAGAAGCTAAAGAAGTAAAAGAAGAAGTTAAAAACATGAAGTTGATTTTCAGCGTTAATGCTAACGAATGGAGAGAAAAAGTAACAGTAATTTTGAGAAAAATCGCGGCAAATTTCGGAGGTGCGGAACCTTTTAGAAGCATTATTCAAATGAGCTATGAACGTTTTGAGAGTCGTGCGCATTGTGATTTAAATAGACGATTAGAGAATCGGCAAACAAAAATGGCGGCAAAAGGGATGAGTCCAACAGCTATAAAGAAATTAAATAAATTAGATTGTATTGCTGAAGAACAGCGCTTAATTGAAATTTATCTAACTGTTGTAAAAGAAATGGCTATCCAGTTTGGGATTAGATCAAATGAATTAGAAGCTTTAAAAGTAATTTAAGCGCCGCCTACCACAACGACGCTCGCAGACAACTTACAGTCACCGGGGAGCGACTAACAATAGTATATAACGATAAGTTGTTAATTAGTCGCTAAAAAATATACAAAGGGGATTGAGATATTATGTTTCAAAAATCAACATCAGCACCAATCGCGATGCAAGTTTTAGCAGAAACTCGCACGCAAAAAGAACTAGCGATAGATAGTTATGTAACGCCAGCCTTAATAAGCAATCAGTTAAAAGGAAAGCGAACAGTTTCACTTGAACAAGCAGAACAGTTAATTGATAGCTACAACGAGCCACAGAGTACTTACTTATTCGCACATGAATTTAGCAATGGAATGATTCCGCCTCTACTGAACGGGCTGGACAGTCACCATGCGGCTTTAACTTGTCGCTTTGAACTAGAAGTAACAGAAGCAGTAAATGCGTTAAAAAGCGGATTAGAAACGATGACATTCAATTTGAGAAAAGGTGACATGTTACAACGAGAAGCCGCAAAACAAGCTATTTCAGAAATAACAGATGTAATCGCAACAGCATTAACGCTTAACACAAGTATAGCGAAAGCATTCAACATTAATTTACAACAAATTTTAGAAAGTCGAGATAAATTCTATCAAAAAAACGGTTTAGTAAAGGAGTGAAAAAATATGGCTTTAGTGTGGGGGCTAGATGAATTTGCAAAAGAGACAGGTTTAGAAAAATCATTTGCTAGAGATTGTATTCTTAATAATCCACGTTTTGTAGATCAATTGGATATTACGAAAGGCGGATTTGTGGTATATGCGGATGGCAAAGGAAAGCAATGGTACATTGAGCCAGAACGGATGCAAGAATTTGTAAAGGAAAATTGGATAGAAATTTTCAGAATGAAGGTCAAAAGATGAAGAACCAAATTTTGTTCAGCATCTTAGTGATAGTAGCGGCGGCATTAGCGTTAATCAACTTATGTAATTTGATTTTAATTCTGATTTTAGTATAGGAGGCTACAACAATGGCAGAAAGAGTTTTCAGAAAGACAACAAACTTCGGAGATAGCGAAATTCATACAAATAGCAGAACAAAAATGATTGCTAATCCGGCGTTTCAGCAGAAAATCCCGTTAAACGAGACAGGTTGCGACAACATGACTGACTATATCGAAGAGTTGAAGTTAAAGGGATACGAGGAGGTCACAAGATAATGGATGTATTTATGGTAATGATTTTCGTGTCGTTTATGTCTGTAATCGCAGGCTACTGGCTGAGAGGAAGTGATAAACATGGTTGAGAATCCGCTTGTGGTTGATGATCTTTGGGACGATGGTTTTAGACATTAAAAAAGCACGCATAGCAGTGCGCGCTTTAAGGATTTGAGATATTACCTTAAGAAAATTATACCTCGAATCTATTAAAAAATCAATGGAGGTAACATATATGGCTGTGGCAAAAGAAAAGACTATGAACGTTTTAGCAAGCGTGAAAGACATGGATAGAACACAATGGTTGCTAACTCGACGTTTAGGCATCGGCGGAAGCGATGCGGGAATCATTATGGGGTTAAATCAGTACAAAACAGCATTTGAGCTGTGGCTAGATAAGACAGATCAAGTTTTACCAGATGAATCAGCGGGAGAAGCCGCATACTGGGGCAATCAAATGGAAGAAGTTGTCGCAAAAGAATTCGAAAAGCGAACTGGAAAGAAAGTAAGACGTAGCAACATGATGTATCAACATCCAGAGCATGATTTTATGTTGGCGAACGTTGATAGGTTTGTGGTTGGTGAAGACGCTATTTTGGAATGTAAAACAGCATCAGCATATCTAGCAAAAGAATGGGAAGCTGACGAAGTACCAGCGACTTATCTAGTGCAAATACAACACTATTTAGCGGTCACGGGTAAAAGCAAAGCCTATGTAGCTGTTCTAATTGGAGGAAATAAATTCATTTGGAAAGAAATTGAACGCGATGACGAATTAATCAATCAAATAATTGCTTTTGAGTTAGATTTTTGGGAAACGAACGTAAAAGGACATGTGGCACCTGCGTTGGATGGTTCAAGTGCCGCAGAAAAATATTTAAAAGATCGTTTTGCTAAGTCAGAAGCTAAACAAGTTATTTTATCAAAAAAATATAACGAATTTTTGGCTGAAAGAGCAAATTTAGAACTCGATATAAAGCTTTTAGAGACACGAAAGAAAGAAATTGATAATAATATCAAGAATGATTTAAAAGAAGCTGAAACAGCCATCGCAGACGAATTTACGATTACTTGGAAGCCTGTTATTACTTCAAGAGTAGACACTAAACGTTTAAAAGAAGAACATCCAGACATTTACAAAAAATTACGTAAAGAAACTAGTTATAGAAAATTTGCAGTGAAGGAGAATAAATAATGGCAACTAACGATGAATTAAAAAATCAATTAGCAAATAAACAAAATGGAGGGCAAGTAGCAAGCGCACAATCATTAGACTTAAAAGGTTTGCTAGAAGCACCGACAATGCGCAAGAAATTCGAAAAGGTACTAGATAAAAAAGCGCCTCAATTTTTAACTTCCCTTTTAAATCTTTATAATGGCGACGACTATTTACAAAAAACTGACCCGATGACAGTTGTTACTTCCGCCATGGTTGCTGCAACACTAGATTTACCAATCGACAAAAATTTAGGTTATGCGTGGATTGTTCCTTATAAAGGCAGAGCACAGTTTCAACTTGGTTATAAAGGATACATCCAGTTAGCGCTACGCACAGGACAATATAAAAGCATTAATGTTATCGAAGTGCGCGAAGGTGAGCTACTGAAATGGAACCGACTTACCGAAGAAATCGAACTAGATTTAGACAACAATACAAGTGAAAAAGTCGTTGGTTACTGTGGCTATTTCCAGTTAATTAATGGTTTTGAAAAAACGGTCTATTGGACTCGTAAAGAAATTGAAGCACATAAACAGAAATTTAGTAAATCAGACTTTGGATGGAAAAAAGATTATGATGCGATGGCTAAAAAGACCGTTCTTAGAAACATGTTAAGTAAATGGGGGATTTTATCCATCGATATGCAAACAGCGGTTACAGAGGACGAAGCAGAGCCAAGAGAACGAAAAGACGTTACAGAAGATGAATCAATACCAGATATCATAGATGCGCCCATAACGCCGTCTGACACGTTAGAAGCTGGTTCGGAGGTTCAAGGGTCAATGATCTAAATGAAAGGAGAAAAGGAGCATGTCTAGTGGTTGGATAAAAATTTATCGTTCTCTACAAGAACATTGGATTTGGGAGAATGAAAAATATTTAAAATGGTGGTTGGATTTGCTCCTTTTAGCCAATCACCAAGATAGGGATATTTTGATAAACGGAGAGTTAATAACGATAAAAAGAGGACAAAAACATACATCTGAATTATGGCTTTCAAATCGATGGAATGCGGACAGAAAACAGGTTCGAAAGTTCTTAGAACTATTGAAAAAAAATGACATGATAACGATAACTAAAAGTAGACAAAAAGGGACAACGTACGAAATCAGTAATTACAACGACTTTCAAGGCATTTCTGAGGAAATAAGAACAACGAAAGGGACAACGATTGACACAACGGAAGATACAACGAAAGAACATCAAATGGTACAACGAAAGGGACATAAACAAGAATTAAAGAACTTAAGAATTAAAGAATTAAAGAAAGATATTAACAACAACAGCGATTTAAATTTCAAAGATTTTTGGGAACAAAATGGATTCGGAATGATGCTTCCGGTTGAACTAGAAAAATTACTTGCTTGGGTAGATGATTTTGCAGGTAATCGAGAAATTGTCATGAAGGCTTTGGAAGTTACATCAGAGCAAGGAGCTAACAAACGTAATTACGCTTACGTTAATAAGATTCTTAAAAACTGGGAAAGCAGAGGATTTAAAACAATAGCTGATGTTGATGCAGCGGAAAAACAACGACAGATAGAGTTAGAGCAAAAATATAACAAGCCCACTTACAACAAATATAACAAACCAGTTAAAGAAGAAGTATTGCCGGACTGGTTCGACAAAGACCAGAAACAAACAAAACAAGAAACTTCAACAACAGGATCAAGCGAAGACTTAGAAAAACAAGTCGCTGAAATTAAAGCGCAGTTAGCGGCTAGGAATGAGGTGCAGGCGTGAAACGAATACTTAATTATCCCGGCAGTAAATGGGGTTTGGCAGATTTAATAATTGAAAATATGCCGGAGCATAAAAGTTATTTAGAACCATTCTGCGGATCATGTGCAGTCTTTATGAACAAGCAAAAAGCTACTTTAGAGACGATAAACGATTTAGACGGTCGACTAGTTAATCTTTTTAAAGCAATGCGTGATAATCCAGAAAAACTGCAGTATTTAATCATGCACACGCTGTATTCTCGTGAAGAGTATATGCTTTCTCAAGAAATAACAAGCGATTCATTAGAGGATGCCAGACGAATGGCCGTGAGACTCTGGTTTGCCGTCGGAGGCAAGACTAATGCAAATGTTGGATTTAGAAAAAACGTGTCTTGGAATGGTCCTTACAACGCATATGAGTGGAATGACATGTATAACCGCATCGGAATAGCTGCAGCAAGACTGAAAGACGCTCAAATCGAAAATGTAGATGCAATTAAACTGATTGAACAGCATAACGATAAAGATACACTGATATATTGTGACCCGCCATATGTTGCAACTTCTTTAGCAAGTTCACATTATCAGCATGACTTTAGTTTAGAGCAACACAAAGAGTTACTAAAAGTGCTTAAAAATCATGATGGCAAAGTAATGTTAAGCGGTTACGAATCAGAGCTATATAAACAGGAGTTATCAGACTGGCCAGTGCTTAAAACGATGACAAAAGTAGGAATAACATCAGAAAAGAAATCTGATAGGCAAGAAATTATTTGGTGTAATTTTGAGCCACCAATGCAATTAAACCTTTTTAAGGAGGAAAAAGCATGAGATTTAAAGAAGGCGATAAAGTGCAATTTATAGAAAATAATGAACTTATCATTGGCACAATAAAACGTGTTAACAACGATGTTGGTTGGGTAGACCTGAAAGTTTCAGATTTAAGTTGGTTTTTCCGGAAATTAGAGGATGTCGTTAAGGTAAAAGAGCCGGAATTGATAGCCGTTCCTCGGTTTGCCGCGGATTGGATAAAACACTGTAAACAAAGAGAATACGATTTAGCTTGTTTGTTAGACTATGAAGATTCTGATATGTCTGCTGAAATGTACGAATGGTTAATTTCATCAGCTGATAATCAAGAACTACTCGCCCGCGCTTGGCTTGACGGCTACGAAGTCGAGAAAGAACCGCTTTATTATGTAAGGTTGCCGTTTGCGTCTCGATCTACTGATTTTGAAAAAGAAACAACTTACACATATATTATCGTAAATATAACTACTGACGAAATGCAGCCATCAATATCGAACCGCAACTATGGATCATGGAAAGCAGAATTGACAGAAGCACAAATAAAAGGTATGCCCGGAGGCGACTTATATTGGCAGTTTGCTGTTCTTGCTGAGGAAGCGGAGGGTGAAGCATGACAGTAAAAGTAGGTAGCGCTGTAAAAACAACGTATAAAACAAAACTAATTCATAAAGGCGAAATTGGCACAGTTAAAGAAATTTATGATGTTGTTAATATCCCACAAGTGGCATTAGTTGATTTTAAGCATTCGGTAATTTGTTTTTTTGTTAGGGATTTGGAGGGTGAAGCATGAGAGCGATTGAGTTTAGAGGACAAAACATAAATGGACATTGGGCTCATGGCAACCTAGCTATTATCAAAGAAAAGTTAGACCGTGCAGAGATAGGAACTTATATTTCAAATTCGGCTGGCGCTCCATTTGCTTATCAAGTTAGACCAGAAACCATCGGTCAATACACAGGCTTAAAAGACAAAAACGGCAAGAAGATTTTCGAAGGGGATATTGTAGCATTTTCAGAAGATGATTTTCACGTATTCAATTCTCAAGTGGAGTATTTTTCAGAAGATGGCTATCCTGCGTTTGATATAAAAGTTCCTTCGGATTATTACTTTGACAGTAACGTTTTTAGCGAAGTTTCAATGTCAGGATTACATGAAATTGAAGTTATCGGCAACATACATGAAAATCCGGAATTATTGGAGGGAATGGAATGGCATACGAAAATTTAAAATTAGTAAACGCATCAATTTCAGGGGATATATATTTAACCCGTATGTTAAAAGGTGGCACCATGAGAGATAACCGCAGAATAATTACAGATGAGTGTTTAAAAGCGACAGCTAGTTGGTTTTTATCTAATGATAGAAAAGGTGCAAGCTGGAAGGCAAAAGGCGATTTTCACCCGCATTTGTTTTTTACAGGTGATCTAAATAAAGCGAAACGGATTAAAACGATTCTTGAAGAAGAGGTGGCGGAATGAAACAAGAAGAGTTAGACATCATATTAGAGAATCATGGGAAATGGCTACGCAACGAAGGTGGCGAGAAAGCAGATTTAAGTAATGCAGACTTAAAAAACACAAATTTAAGATTTGCAAATTTAAGACTTGCAGATTTAAGGGGTGCAGATTTAAGTTATGCAAATTTAAGAGGTGCAAATTTAAGATTTGCAGATTTAAGAGGTGCAGATTTAAGATTTGCAGATTTAAGTAATGCAAATTTAAGTATTGCAGATTTAAGTTATGCAAATTTAAGTTGGGTAAACTGGCAACATGTAGAAGGCTTAACAGTTATCTGCGTACAAGTAGATACGACACGTAAAAACAATCAAATAACATATATCAAAGAATTAGATATATGGATAACAGGTTGTTTCCAAGGAACATTAGATGAGCTTAAAGCGTCTGTTGAACAAACGCATAAAGATAATGAAAAGCTTAGAAAGAGATATTACAGAGTGATTGATTTTATTTTGAAAGAGGTGGCGGAGGAATGAAGTACCGACAACATGAAATATATTCCTTTCAGTCAAGGCGTTTAAAACGATCTGTAAGAGTGTTAATACTTAAAATATTAAAATGTTTGAAAGAGGTGTCGGAATGAAGAGCATTGGCAAAATTGTCAGCGTAGAATGTGATTTCTGTGCGGATGATTTAGATAGAAGACATGTCGAAATCGATGGGACTAACGGCGCAGAGGCTAAGATTGATGAAGATAATGACCTTAGTTTTACCTACTATGACAATTATAGTAGCGATGATTATCATATGTTCGTATCCATTGAATTTTGCCCAATGTGCGGAAGGAGTTTGGGATAATGACTAAATTAGTAAGATGTGGCGTATGTGAAGAAGCTTTTAGTGAATATGATGACATAATTAACGTAGATCCTCATGGATGGTTTCACGAGAGATGTGTAGAACTTGTTCCAACCAATTATGCAGTTTGGGCTAAATCCGGATATTACGATGTAGATGGCTTTCTCGGAACTTGCGATGAAGATGATAAAAGTTTTTCAAGCTATGTTTTTGACGAGGGAGACTACTTGAAGGACGGAGAGAAAGAAGATGACTAAAACACACGAATTAAAAATAGCACCAGAATATTTTGCAGCTGTTATGGGTGGACGTAAAACGTTCGAAATTCGAGAAAATGACCGCGATTTTCAGGTAGGAGATACTTTACTTTTACGTGAATGGGATGACATGGATACAGGTCTTTACACCGTTGTTGAAGTAGTTTACATGACAGATTATGAACAAAAAGACGGGTTTGTCGTCTTAGGGATTGTATAGGAGGAAGGCAAATGAAAAAAATAACACAAGAATATGTTGAAGGCGTCAAAGATCATAACGGATTTACTGTGATTAAAGCGCCTGTGGTTCCGCAATTTGTAGCTGATTGGTTTGAGCAGAATAAAGAGGGGCTAGAATACCGCATAGGAAAATACATTTATGATTTCAATATACATGCACAAGAGAGCGACGCTTTTTATAGATTTATGAACAATGTAATAGGAAAACCACTAGAAACACTAATATCTATGCAATACGGCTATTATGTGCAGAAGGAGGAAAACAAATAATGATGAATCGTGTAGTACTTGTAGGACGACTAACGAAAGATCCTGATTTACGATATACGCCAGCTGGTGCAGCAGTTGCGACTTTTACATTAGCTGTAAATCGCACTTTCACTAACCAACAAGGAGAACGAGAAGCAGATTTCATTAATTGTGTTGTTTGGCGTAAACCAGCCGAAAACGTTGCTAATTTCTTGAAGAAAGGAAGCATGGCGGGCGTTGATGGACGTGTTCAAACTCGAAATTACGAAGATAACGACGGTAAACGTGTTTTCGTTACAGAAGTAGTAGCTGAATCAGTTCAATTCTTAGAACCTAAAAACAACAACGTAGAAGGTGCTACATCGAATAATTACCAAAACAAGGCTAATTATTCAAATAACAATCAAACAAGCTCATATCGAGCGGATACGAGCCAGAAGAGTGATTCATTTGCAAGTGAAGGTAAGCCGATTGATATTAATCCGGATGATTTGCCATTTTGAGGGAAAGGGTGAATAAAAATGACAGCAGACACAGCAATAAAAAAGTTGAGGAATAGATCAATGAGAATCCGTCAAATGGCTAATGCGATTGCAGAAGTTACAAACTACCAAATTAGCGAAATCGAACAAATGGGGGACGAAGAAATTGAGGCAAAGTATACCGCGTTCGTCATTAACGAGGCGAACGAGTACGCGAAGTAAATATAATGCGAAGAAAGTAGTTATTGACAATATAAAGTTCGATAGCAAAGCAGAAGCAGCATATTATCAGCAATTGAAACTATTAAAAATGAGCGGTGAAGTAGTGAGTTTCGATTTACAGCCAGAATTTGTGCTACAAGAAAGCTTTCGGAAAAATGGGAAACTGTATCGAGCGATTAAATATAAAGCGGATTTTCTCGTTCGTTACAGTGATGGTCACGAGGAATTAATCGACGTCAAAGGCATGTTAACAAAAGAGTTTCGAATCAAGCAAAAACTTTTCGAACTGCGTTATATGCAATCAATTAAGTGCGTGAAATTAAAAGGCAGACAATTCGTGGAGGTGTGACAAATGACAGTAATGGAGATGACAAAGAACAAAGCAAGACAGCGGGAAATTATTAGTTATATAGCAAATAACGATGTAGAACTAAACGAATTACTAAAGTTGCAAAAAGAGTTAAACAATCTGATGAAAGAAAATACAGAAGAAAAGCAAAAAACTTATTGGACAAAAACGTTTGATCGCATCGTGAAAAAGAAAAAATGGGCGGAAATTACAATTCATGAATTCGCTGATTTACGTAACGCAGGACTAACATGTTACGCAATTGCAGAGCATTTCAAAGTGTCGAAGTCAACAGTTTTAAATTATACGCAAAGAAATAAAAAAGAATACTATCAGATTTTTGACATGAACGAATATCAAAAAAATAAGGAGATATGGAATGATTGATAAAGTAGCGAAATTTATTGGAGCTGTTACTATATACGCTCTTTGGGTCCTAGTACTGATTTTCGTACTAGGCTTAGCAGTTAAAGGGATATTTTGGGCTTGGAGTAATATGTTTTAAATAATTACAAGGGGGCGACTTTATGGAAAAAGAAGATGGTGTTTATACTCGTATAAACGGTGAAGAAAAGTTAATCACAAAACCACCAGAAAACGGCTTCGGAAAAACTACCATAACATGGAGCCACGGCAAACCTACCACTGCCGAAAATGTACAAACAATCAAATTAAATAAATAGTCTGGTCGAAAAAATCGAAGGACGTCATGAACAGTTAAATCTGTTGTGGCGTCCTTTTTTTATTAATCATTGGGGAGAGTGACGAGAATGCAAGAATTAATTAATGAGTACAGAGGAGCTTTACAGGATGTGCAAAAAGTAAAAGCTAATCTGCAAAAAAAAATTGATGCTAAAAAACGCCCCCTACTACAAGCGGGACAAAAAAGAACTTTTCAAGAAGTATCAGAAAAAACTACAATTTCAAAATTAAAGAGTATTATTGACAGTTTAGAGTATTCAATTGAATGGATGGAATTAGGTCATGAACCAGCACCACGCAGAGCTATTCACAGGCGCTCCGGTTTGCAAAGAGAGATATGCGTTACAGATATTGAAAAAATGCGTCAGTGGTTCGTATATGAGCATGGGAACGCGTATGAGTTTGAAGATAATGAGCCGAAGATTTCAGAATGGGATAAAATTCGGATGGAAGATGCTATGTCTACAATGTCAGCACAAGAGAAAAAAGTATTTTTATTAAAACACGAAAAAAATTTATCTTTATCTCAAATTAGCGACGAACTAGAGATAAGCATTCGTTCTGTACGATCATACTTGCACCGAGGAGAAGAAAAAATACAACAACAAATCGACGGAAGTTTGTTCTGCATGGCAATTTAGTAATTTTTGCCGCACACCTGCCACCTAATAGTGAGAAGTGAAGATGATTACAAAAATAAATCTTATATTGAGTCTGCGCTCCACTTCTCATATCCTATCTGCACTGGATGTAAAACACGCATGCGGCGCTGACTGGTGCGTTAACCAGTTTTTTAAATATATAACCCTTTCCATCTGTTGAAAATTGAGCAGGTGGTTTTTATTTGGTATAGTGAAAAATAAAAGGGTGTTGCAAATGAGTTTTATACTAGAGGTTGGGAGTTTAGCTGACTGGGTAAGTGGGTTAGCGACAGTAGGAGCATTGTTTTGGGCTATAAAATTAAATAGTAACGAAAATAGAAAAAGGCTAACCATATTATTTAGACATTCATTTGTTAGCAAAAAGAACGGTATAATTATAAGTGATGGAAAACCGAAAGTTTTTATAATTACTCCTGTAAATAATAGTAAATTTAGCTTGGAAATTAATTTTAGACAAATATTATTAGTGCCAAGTTTGATGGATAGATTATTATTTAGAGCAGAACCCAAAAAATTATCAAACATAGAAGCTCTTTTAAAACAGTTGGAGAATAAAGCGAATTGGCAAATTATTAAACCTAATTTATCCGGCGAACCAATAATGTTTGATTATGAATTTATTGTTAAACAAATTAAAAAATATGCAGATGGCAAGAGATTTAATTTTGCAATCGAAATACAATTTATAGATTCAACATCAAAAATATTTAAACATAAAGAGAAACTTGAGTTAAGAAAAATAAAGGGCCTGTGATGGTCCTTTTTATTTTATCAAAATAAGGGAGTGTGGTGATATGTAGTGAAAACGGAAGAGAAATATAAAATCTTTGCTAAAACCTATGTAATGAATGGGTTTAACGGTAAAGAAGCTGCCATATCAGCAGGTTACAGTACTAAGACAGCAGAGCAACAAGCTTCTAGGTTGTTAAGGAATGTTAAGGTGCTGGAACTTATAGATGAAGAAATGAAACTACTTTCAAAACGTATGCAGGATGACGCTTCGAAAATATATGCTGAATTATGGAAACAGGTTAGAATGATTGACGATAAAATAGCGAAGCATGAAGAAGCATCTCGCAAGTTAAGTATTACCGATGCTCGTAAAATAACTGCGATAGCTGATATTAATAATTTAAAGGCGAAAATAAGGCGAACTGAATCCAAAATTAAAAAAATGGATGGAAGGAAAGCTGATGAAGGAAAATTTAAAAAAGAGTTATTGGAAGAATATGACGAACTAAAAATTCAACTAGAAGAGCTTGAGGATAGTGTAAGTGAAATTTATGAAGAGAACAGTACATCGAAGCGGGATTTATTGTGGCATAAAGATTGGAAAGAAATACTATCTTTAAGAGCGCAAATACTTCAAGACTTATTCGATAGATCGGGCTATAAAGAAACAAAAGACATGCAGGATAGGCGTGTAGCTCTTCTTGATGCACAGATTAATAAGCTTGAATTAGAAGCCAAAAAAGATTGTAAGGATTCTGGCTTTGCAACAATTATCATGTCAAATGTTGACGAAATGCAAGCCTACCTTGATAAAAAGGCAGGTGGCACCGATGAACGCGACGATACACAAACAACTAATTGATTACCAGGTTATCAATGTAACAGATATGATTAATCCTGCTTTTTATGACTTGTGGCTATCTAAACATAATCACATCATAGCTAAGGGCGGACGTTCTTCTATGAAGTCGTCTGTTATCAGTTTAAAGCTCGTAGAAAAGAAAATGGCTAATCCACAATCTAACATGGTGTGTCTTCGTAAAGTAGCTAATACGCTCTATAAATCAGTGTATCAGCAAATCAAATGGGCTTTGTATGAAATGGGCGTTGCTGACCAATTTAAGTTTGGTAAGTCACCAATGGAAATCATCCATAAAGAATGGGGAACGGGTTTTTATTTTTCTGGTTGTGATGATCCCGCTAAACTAAAATCGATGAAAATTCCGGTGGGTTATGTTAGCGATTTGTGGTTTGAGGAATTGGCGGAATTTTCCGGTGTGACTGACATTGATGTCGTAGAAGATACGTTCATTCGTGAAGATTTGCCGGATGGGCAAGAAGTTACAATATACATGTCATTTAACCCGCCGCGCAATCCATATGAATGGGTGAATGAATATGTAGATAGTAAGCGAAGTGACGATGATTATTTAATACATCACACTACTTATTTGGATGATGAAAAAGGATTTTTATCTAAGCAAATCATTAAGAAGATTGAGAAATACAAAAAGAATGACCTTGACTACTACCGCTGGATGTATCTAGGCGAGGTAATAGGCCTTGGTGATAATGTTTATAACATGAACCTGTTTCAGCCGCTTAAAGCTATTCCTGCGGATGACAGGCTTATTTTAATTGACTTTGCTATCGATACGGGGCATCAAGTGTCAGCTACAACATATCTAAGTTTTGGTCTCACTGCAAAAAGAAATGTTATTTTGCTTAACACATACTATTATAGTCCTGCTAATCAAGTTGTTAAAAAAGCACCTAGCGAGTATTCAAAGGAGTTGCGAGATTTTATGACTAAAGTAGTTGGAAACTACAATACAAATGTTGATATGCAAACAGTAGATAGCGCAGAGGGAGGGCTTCGCAATCAATATTATAAAGATTACGGCGTTAGCTTACACCCCGTCGCAAAAGGTAAAAAAGTGGATATGATTGACTTTGTGTGTGATTTACTCGCGCAAGGTCGTTTTTATTATCTTGATATTCCAGAAAATCAAATATTCATCGAGGAACACCGGAAATATCAATGGGATGTCAAAACAGTTAATACAGATAAGCCTGAAGTCATCAAAGAAGACGATCATACGTGTGATGCTTTTCAGTACTATGTAAAAGACAATCTAAGGAAGTTAGGGCTCAAATACTAGGGGGGGAAAACCTTGATTAACCAAATAATCGCAAGCGTGAAAGGAGTGATGCGGAGAATGGGACTATTGAAAGCACTGAAAGATGTAAAAGACCATAAAAAAGTAAATGCTAATGATGAAGATTATAAGTATATCGATATGTGGAAACGGCTATATCAAGGGCATTACGCTGAATGGCATAATCTCAATTACGAACACAATGGCAATCCGGTTAACAGACGTCAATTATCTATGAATTTGCCGAAAGTTACAGCTAAGTACATGTCTAAACTTCTTTTTAATGAGAAAGTGAAAATCAATATTGATGATAAAGCCGCTGAGGAATTCGTGCTTAATGTATTGAAAACGAACGGTTTTACTAAAAACATGGAGCGTTACATCGAATACGGCGAAGCGATGGGCGGTTTTGTGATAAAAGTGTATCACGACGGAAAAAAGAACGTCAAAGTTTCATTCGCGACAGCCGATTGTATGTATCCTTTGTCAAATGATAGCGAGAATGTAGACGAATGTGTTATTGCTAATAGTTTTCATAAAAATAATAAATACTATAAGTTACTTGAGTGGAATGAATGGAAGGGGAAGGAAGAGAAAGTATACACAATCACGACGGAGTTATACCAGTCGGACAATCCAGATGAACTTGGTGGAGAAGTAAGTTTGAAATTGCTGTTTAATGACATCGAGCCAGTTGTTCCACTCCCGCCGCTTACACGTCCGACTTTCATTTATATCAAACCTAATATCGCGAATAACAAAAACTTAACTTCACCTTTAGGCATTTCCATTTATGCTAACGCATTGGACACATTAAAAACGCTTGATTTGATGTTCGATTCATACTATCAAGAATTCAAATTAGGCAAAAAGAAAGTGTTAGTGCCTTCGAGCTTCGTTAAAACGGCAGTCGGATTCGATGGTTCAACTACACAATATTTCGACTCAACCGATGAAGCATTTTTCCTTTATCAAGGTGACCAGGATGCAGATGGTAAATCAGTAAAAGATATATCTGTTGAGATACGTTCAACGGAGTTCATCGAGTCTATAAACGCAATGCTACGTATTTATGCGATGCAAGTTGGATTATCTGCTGGCACATTCACTTTCGATGAAAACGGCTTAAAAACAGCTACAGAAGTTGTAAGCGAGAAGTCAGAAACTTATCAAACTAAAAACAGTCATTCGCAATTAATTGAACAAGGTATAAAAGAAATGATTGTGAGCATTCTCGAAGTTGGAAAATTTATCGAAGCTTATAGCGGCGATATAGTTGAGTTAGACACTATTACAGTCGATTTTGACGATTCTATAGCACAGGATGAAGATACAACAATTAATCGTTATACGAATGCGAAAAATCAAGGTATGATTCCGCTGAAAATTGCTCTACAGCGCGCTTGGAATATTACAGATGCAGAAGCGGAAGAGTGGAAAGAAGAGATAGAAAAAGATGCACGAGCGGAAATTCCGGGGAATGATTTATCTGGATTGTTGGGAGATATTGAGCTGCCAGATGAAAACGCGGATGGGACATTAGAAGCTAGTGCTGTTGCAGGCGAAACTATTCAAGAAGTGTCACTAAACGGCGCCCAAATAACTTCATTAGTCAATATAGTTCAATCAGTTGCTAAAGGAGAACTTCCTTATAATTCAGCACTTGAAATGATTGTTGCTGCATTTCCATTTGACGAAGAAAAAGCGAGAAAGATTTTAGCGGATGCAGGCAACGGCTTCACTATCAAAGAGAAGGAAAAGACCTCTAAAAAGGAAGTGGATTAGATGGCGCTAACTCCTCGACAATTAGACTTATTTGTGCAACCGGTCGTTGATGTGTACACAACACTCGAAAATGAACTGTTCACTCTTATTGTTCGACGATTGAAAACAAAGAAAAATATCAGCGCTGACAATATACTTGCTTGGCAAATAGAAAAACTTAATCAAGTTCATGCACTAGATCAGCAAATGATAAATAAAATTTCCAAAGCTTCCGGCGTATCTGCTAAGAAGCTTTTTTCTATTGTCAAAGACGCAGGATATAGCGATTTAAAACAAGTAGATAACTATTTCAGCAAATTAGCCGAAGCTGGTGCTGTGTTACCACTTGTGGCTGACGGACAAACGATAGTCGATAAAGTAATGAGAAGTTATTTTAAGTTAGCACAAAGTAACTATAATCGCGTCAATCAAACGATGTTATCGCAAGCAAGACAAATCTATTCAGATATCATTCACGAAACGACACAGAGCGTCTTAGCTGGTTTAAAAACACATAGACAAGCATTAGCTGAGGCAGTAACTAAATTCGCTGAAAATGGCGTTCCTGCGCTTGTAGACAAGGCAAATAAAAGGTGGACACCTGAAGCTTACGTCCGAACTGTTACAAGAACAACCGTCAACAGTGTTTATAACAGCATTGAAGATGAGCGGATGGGTGAATACGGCGTTGATTTAGTACGTATTTCACAGCACATAGGAGCACGACCAACCTGTTCACTTGTTCAAGGCAAAGTTATCTCTTTGTTATCTGTTGAAGAAACTCGCTCAAAATACGGCAATAAATACATGTCTATTTACTCGCCAGAATTGCGATATGGCTATGGCGATGGAATTTTCGGTTGTAATTGCCGTCATCATCGTTTTGCATTTATTGAAGGCATTAACATTGCGCCAGACGAGAGCGAGTTAATAGACGAAGAAGAAAACAAACGCGTCTATATGTTGAGTCAGCAACAACGCTTAATTGAACGTGATATAAGAGCAGCTAAACGCAAACTGTCAGCTGCCGAAGAATTAGGCGATGAACTAGCAGTTAAAAAAGCAAAACAGGCTGTTAGAACGAAGCAAAGCAAGCTAAGAGCATTTGTAAAAACGCACAATTTAACTAGGCAGTATAGCAGAGAAAAAGTATATGTCTAACATTCGACCTGTTCGGAAGTCGTAAAAAGACGGCTCTCGCGGTCGTTGCCGCGTAAAAATATCGGAGGAGGAACAAAGATGCAAAGAGAATATTTAAAGGGTTTAGGCTTGGAGGATGAAGTCATTAATAAAGTGATGGCTGAAAACGGTAAGGACATAACAGCTGCCAAACAGCAATTATCTGAGGTGGAAGCAGAGAGAGACGGCTTAAAAAGCCAGCTAACACAACGGGACAAAGATATTGACGATTTGAAAAAAGATTCTGGTACTAGTGAAGAATTGAAAAAACAAATCGAGGACTTGCAGCAAAAAAACAAAGATTTAGAGTCCGATTATCAATCTGAAATTGCCGAAACCAAAAAGAATTCAGCTATTGAACTGGCTCTTGCTAGTGCAAAAGCGAAAAACCCAAAGGCAGTAAGAGCGCTTTTGGATAACGACAAACTAGAATTAACAGATGAAGGGTTGAAAGGCCTTGACGAACAGCTAGAAGCATTGCAGGAAAGCGATGCTTATTTGTTTGCTCAAGAAAGCGGAAATTCAGCTCTAAAATGGGGAGCAAGTGGAAATCAAACAGGTGGGACAGGGGAGCAAGGCGCATTAAAGCTGCCTAACCAGGTACTAAATGAGCACAGAATCACCAAATAATTATTAAACGGAGGTAATAAATTATGGGTTTTAATCCAGATACAACGACAATGCAAAATGCAAAAACAGGTTCTATTCCGATTAACATTTCGGAGAAAATTGTTACAGGGGTAAAAAATGGTTCGGCGGCGATGAAATTAGCTAAAGCTGTTCCAATGAACAAACCGGAGGAAGAGTTTACTTTCATGAGTGGTGTTGGTGCTTTTTGGGTAGATGAAGCGGAACGCATTCAAACAAGTAAACCAACATTCACCAAAGCGAAAATGCGATCTAAAAAATGGCTGTTATTATTCCAACCACAAAGGAAAATCTAAACTATAGCGTAACTAACTTCTTTAGTCTTATGCAAGAAGAAATTGCAGAAGCGTTTTATAAGAAATTCGACCAAGCTGTCTTCACTGGTGTAGAGAGTCCTTACAACTGGAACATTCTTAAATCGGCTACAGATGCAGGTAATTTAGTAGAGGAAACTGTTAATAAGTATGACGATTTAAACGAGGCTATTGGTTTAATTGAAGCTGAGGACTTAGAACCGAACGGAATTGCAACGATTCGTAAGCAACGCGTTAAATATCGCAGTACAAAAGATGGCAACGGTATGCCAATTTTTAACACTGCAACTTCGTCTGGTGTAGATGATGTTTTAGGCCTTCCAGTTGCATATACCCCTCGATATACATTTGGTGGTAAAGATATTTCAGAATTAGTTGGTGACTGGAATCAAGCGTACTACGGCATCTTGCGAGGCATTGAGTATGATGTTTTAACGGAAGCGACTCTGACAACAGTTAAAGATGAAAAAGGTGAACCAATTAACCTAGCTGAACGTGATATGGCTGCATTGAAAGCTACTTTTGAACTTGGATTCATGGTTGTCAAAGATGAAGCATTCTCTGTTGTTCAACCAAAAGCGGGAAACTAATGGCGGCGCGGTCGGGTGAAACTGATAGCGCGCCGATTAAAGACTTTTCAGCTATGACAGTAGCAGAATTGAAAGAAGAGCTTGCGAATAGAAATATCGAATTTGCAAGTAATGCGAAAAAAGCGGAGTTAGTGGCTCTATTGGAAGGTAGTGAGTGATATGCCTTACACTACATTAGAATTTTATACTAATGAATACGCTGGGGAGCATTTGGAACAGGAAGAATTTGCCAAACTGTTAAAGCATGCCGAAAGAAAAATTGATTCAGTGACATTTTACCGAATTCGAAAAAGCGGGATTGAATCGTTTAGCGATTTTGTTCAGCATCAAATACAGTTGGCTACTTGTAATCAAATTGAGTATTTTAAAGAGGCAGGCGGAACAAGTGAGTTAGCTGTTTCTAAGCCGGATAACGTGAGCATTGGAAGAACTTCTATTAGTGATAGTAATTTTGCATCAACTGCTACATCTTTGAACAGCGGATTAGTAGGCAGTGATGTAAGGTCCTATTTAGCGCACACAGGTTTGCTTTATAGCGGGGTAGGTGTTCGTTAATGAAAGTATTAAAACCGATAACAAACGCCCCTCCGTTACCTCTCGATTGGTTAATTCATAACATTAGTTATGAAGCGTACAAAGAAGAAGATAGACATAATCAAGTCGTTTATGAAAAAGGCATTGAGATTGAACATGTTCGTGTTGATTTCTCAAAATCAAATCAAATCGCGGGATTATCCGATAGTGATAGATATGACGCGGTTATCTTTATTGATGCAGTGAACAGCATGAACGTGCCAGCTGATTTTATAAGTAGATCGAGAATTTTTTTCTCTGGAAAAGCTTATAAGATTGTCAAAGTTATACCTTGCTATGCGACTTCTAATAGCGTGCATCATTGGGAAATCGAGGTGGTTTGATGCCGATTAAAGTACGTGTGGACCTCTCAAAAGCAAAAGGGAGCGTAAAAAAGGCGAAAGAAAGAGGTCAGTTTGCTTTAATTAATCAAGCGGCCGCTGATATTGCGCTTTATGTGCCGTTTTTAAGCGGTGACTTGTCAAATCAATACGTTATTATGAATGACAAAGAAATTATGTGGACATCTATTTATGCGCGACGGCTGTATAAAGGTATAAACTTCAATTTCACACTAACACACCATCCGTTGGCTGGTCCTAAATGGGACCAACGGGCAAAAATAGATAAAATGGACGTCTGGGAAAAAGTAGCGCAAAAAGCGGTCGAGGAGGGATTATAATGTCATTAGATTTTTTAGATAGTATTATGGATGCTATCGAAAACAACGTAGATTTAAAAGATATGAAATTAAGAACAGCGATATTAAAACCTGAATCGATTGCTTTGCTACTGACTCCAAATAACGATAAACAAGGTTATCAAGACGGCTCATACGAGCGGTCTTTTTCTTTTAACCTAAACGGCTCTAGCAAGCAAGAAATGAAAGTTTTAGGTGTTTTGAATGCTATTACTGCTTATTTTGATAACACAGAAATAGAGAGTATACAGAGCTTAAATAACAGCTTTGTGCTAGAGGACAAAGAAACAACTAGTGTTCCTAATATTGTTTCTGCCAGTGATGATGGGACGTTTATTTATAGCGCTAGTTTCAAAATCAAATTATATATTGAAAGTGAGGAAAAATAAAAATGGCTAGAATTAAAAATGCGAAAACAAAATACTTTGTAGCTGAAATTGTTGATGGTGCGGGCGAGCCAGTATGGAAACGCCTGTCAAAATGGATTACAAACGTATCTGACGATGGGTCAGATAACACCGAAGAGCAAGGCGATTATGACGGTGATGGCAACGAAAAAACGGTTGTGCTAGGTTACTCAGAAGCTTACACGTTTGAAGGGACACACGATCGTGAAGATGAAGCGCAAAACTTAATTGTCGCTAAACGTAGAACGCCTGAAAATCGGAGCATTATGTTTAAAATCGAAATCCCAGATACGGAAACGGCTATCGGCAAAGCAACTGTATCAGAAATTAAAGGCTCCGCGGGTGGCGGCGATGCTACAGAATTCCCAGCGTTTGGTTGCCGCATCGCTTATGATGAAACACCTACGGTTACAAAACCCTGAGGAGAGCCCGTCCAGCGTCGAAGTGGACCACAATACAATTACCGTTAAAGTAGGAGAAACATTTACTATTAATGCTTCTGTATTGCCAGTGGGAGCTAGCCAAGAAGTAACTTACACTTCATCTAATCCACCGAAGGCAAAAATCAATAGCGTGGGTACAGGTGAAGGCGTAGCAGAAGGAACAGCAAACATAACAGTTGCATCTAAAGAAAGTCCTTCTATCAACAAAGTAGTACAAGTAACAGTAGAAGCAGCAGATTAATAAATGAAGCCCTTACGTTTATAGTAGGGGCTTTTAAATTGGAGGAAATCATACATGGCACAAAATAATGTAATCAATATTCAATTAGAAGAATCATATCAAGAGTTTCAACTTGGCACGGAACTGTTTAGAGTCGGTTTAGGTGATGAAATGCGCCGCAAATGGATTGAAGCAGATGAGAAGTACAAGAAGAAACTGGAAAAGTTAAATAAATACAACATTGATAATACAGACGAAATGAGTTCAGAAGATTATTTTGCTTTAGAAGAAGATGTTAAAGAAGCTTTAACTGAAGCGTATGCAGTTTTATTAGACGACGAAGAAGCATTCTCTAAATGTTACAAGCAGTGCAAAGATATTTTAAAAATGTATCAAGTATACGATCAAGTTGCAGAAAGTATCGTTGGTTCAGTAGAAAAACAACAAAGTGAAATTCAAAAGAAATATAAAGCAAAAATGACTAAAAAAGCGAAGTGATTTAAATGCTTTCTCTTGCCGATGGAATAAACGATATTTACGTTTATGAAAATGAAGATTATCAACTTGATTTAACTTTTGATAATGTTCTTCGTGTGCTTGAATTAAATGGAGATACGCGGCTTGAGGATTACTTTAGAGTGAATTTAGCCATTGAAGTTTTATTCGAGAACGAAACTCCTTGGTCGCAATTTGATGAAGATAATCCGTATCAAAGCATACAAGAAAAAATTTTAGTCCTACTAGACATTTTCGAAAATTATATTGTAAAAGACGATGCTAAAGGGATTCAATATGATATAGATGGTAATAAAATGCCAGTAGCAACGGGTGAAGGCGAGGAAGAGCAAGCTTATTATTCATTAACACAAGATAGTGATTATATTTATGCTTCGTTTTTACAAGATTACAATATTGATTTAATAGACGTACGAGGAAAGCTTCACTGGTATAAATTTCGCGCATTATTCGATAGTTTGCGAGACGATACAGCAATTAAGTCTATTATGAATATTCGACAAACAGAATTGCCGACTGGCAAAGGTTCCGAAAAAGAACGAGAAGCACTTATAAAATTGAAAAATCATTATAAATTACAAGACTAGATTAGAGGTGAGAACATGAGCGATGGATCAGTAGTAATTGAGATTAGTTTAGACGATAAAAAAGCAGATAAACAACTTGATGCGTTTGAAAAAGATTTAGCGAAAGCTGGAACAAATGCAGGGGCGGCATTAGATAAAGCCTATAGAGAAGCGGTTTCAGATATTGCTAGTCAATCGAAACGATTAAAAGACACGTTTGTAAATGCGTTTAAATCGATGGGAATCGCTGGCTCAAATGCTTTAAAAGCTAGTTTGAACTTTATGCGTGAATTGCCTGCAAATGTACAAGCGGCACTATCTAAACTTGCATCAACAGTAAAAACTGGGTTCGTAAACGCTGCTAAAGCATCTATTACAGCGGTTAAAAATCTTGGAACGAGTATCAAAAACACAGCAGTTAATATCAAAAACGGCTTCTTTTCAATTGCTAAGACAGTACAAAGTAGTATTGTGTCAGCTGTTAAAATATCAATTAATGTCATTAAATCCATCCCCGGCGCAATTAAAAGCGCTGGAATCACTATTAAATCCGCATTAGTAAGTAGTTTACAAGCAGCTAAATCGGCTGCTATTTCTTTTGCTCAAACTACTGTAAAAGTTATTAAAAGTATTCCAGGAGCTGCTAAAACAGCGGCTACAGCAGTGAAAAACAGTTTCGTAGTAGCTTACAAAGCGGTGGTAGTTGCTGCTTATATGAGCGTAAAAGGAACTATTAGCGCTGTGAAAGCTATTCCTAGTGCTACAAAATCAGCAGCGTTAGCAGTAAGTAGCGCAATGAAAACAGCTTTTAGCGCTGTAGCAAGCGCGGCGAAAACGACAGGAACAACAGTGAAATCAGCATTAAAAACAGGCTTTAGCGCTGTGAAATCCGGAGCTAAAGCGGCTGGCCAAGCTGGTATTTCAGCATTAAAAGGCCTAGGGAATATTGCAAAAAGCACTGGTTCGTTAATTAAAAGTGGATTAGTAAGCGGATTTAACGCAGCGAAAGCGGCGGCGAAAGGTGCAGGCGCCGGAATGCGTGAATCGCTTAAAAATTCAGTTGAAAAGCCCGCCGAACAAGCTCGCTTTAGTATTCTCAGATTAGCAGCAGCGTTCGGATTAATTGCAGCAACTAAAAATGTTGTGGGTAGCGCTATTGGTCGAGTTGATACGATTGATACTGCAACTAAATCGTTAACAGTCCTTACTGGTTCAGCAAAAGATGCGCAACTAGTTATGACAGACCTTACAGCGGCTATCGATGGTACACCAATTGCGCTCGATGCCGTCGCTTTAGGCGCTAAAAAAATGGTTGCGGCAGGCATGAAAGCGGCGAATGTAAAACCTGTATTCACCGCTATTGCTGACGCTGCATATGGTGTCGGAAATGGTTCAGAATCAATTGACCAGATGACAGATGCTATCTCAGCATTACAAGCGTCTGGTGTTGCTTATGCAGACGATATTAACCGTTTAGTTGACGCGGGTGTTCCTGCTTGGCAAATTTTAGCTAACTCCACAGGGAAAAGCGTTGGAGAAATGAAAAAATATGTTTCCGAGGGATCTTTAGAATCAACAAAAGCTATCGCAATGTTGACAAAAGGCATCGAAGAAGGAACGACTGGAATGGCTGGGAACACGGCTAAAATGGCAGGTCTAGCAAAAACAGCAGGTAACACTATCAGCGGTTCATTTGCAAACATGAAAACGGCAGCTGTTAAGAGTCTTGCGAATATCGTAGAAAACCTAAAAGGCCCGATTATTCAAGCGTTAGATGTTGCTAAAAACGCGTTTAAACAGTTTGCGGCAGTAACAGCAAGTCCTGAATTCCAGAAAAAGCTTTCTGATTTAATTCAGAAAATAAAAGAGTTTATACCTGTTTTAATTGAATGGGCGCCAGTTTTGGCAAAAGTAGCCGCTGGATTTGTGGCTTTTAATATTATTAGTAGTGTGTATTCTAAAGTCGCTGGTTTGGTGATGGCGTTTAGAGGTTTAGCAAGTAGCGGTACGTTGCTCGGCGGGATTGTTAACACAGTGAAGGGAGCTTTTGTAGGGTTAAAAGCAGCACTAGGTTCAGCATCCGTAGCATTTGGAGTAATTACAGCAGTGATAGGGTCTGTAGTGGCAGTTCTTTATGGCATGTATACCGCCTTCAAGGAAAACACGGCAGGGATTAAAGGCTTTTTATCTGGTATGTGGGATGCAGTGAAAAATAGTTTTGGTAAAATAGTAGATGTTTTTAAACAAATAGTATCAGCCCTAAAACCAGTTGGGAGCGGATTTAAAGATATCTTAAAATACATTGGTGTTGGTGTTTGGGTTGCTTTTGGCATTGTATTAGCGACTGTCGTTGATATTATTCAAGTGCTAGCAAGAATTGTGTTAGTTGCGATTAAAGGACTGCAAGGACTTTACTATGCTATTAAAGCGGCATTTCAAGTGCTACAAGGTGATTTAAAAGGCGCTAAGAAAAGCTTAGAACAGTCCAAAGATGCTTTTGTCGATGCGGGTTCTGCTATTAAAGATGCGTTTAACAAAGATAATTATGCGCTCACGGGCACTATTGAGTCTTTAAAAGAAATGGGTGGAGAAGCTGAAAAAACAGGTGCAAAAGCAGAAACATCTAATAAAAAGATAGCTAACAGCTTGAAGATAGTTGAATCTACTGCTAAGCAAACAGAAACAACAGTTTCGAAGTCAAATCAAGCAATTGATACGATGTTAAGCGGTGGAGTAGATCAGTACGGCAATAAACTTAGCGAGAAAACTAAGTCGTTCTTGAATTCTGCTAAAGAGCTATACAGTCAGTATCAAGAATCAGCTAAAAAGTCACAAGATGCTTATACTGCTGCTATGGAAAAGGCGCAAAGCCTAGAAGGAGATAAGCGTAAAAAAGCTATAGCAGATGCAAATAAGACTTTAGTAGACGAAACAACAAAGAATAATAGCACATTACTAACTTTGCAAAGTGATTATTCAAATATGCTAAAAACAAATCGTTGGGCCGATGGGCAAGAGTTAACAGCTCAGCAGAAGAAGTTTTTACAACAACAAACTACTGATATTCAAACAGAATTAGCGAAACAAAATCAGCTATATGTTGAAGCAAATTTACTACGACTAGAACAAGGTAAAAGCTTAAATGAAAAGGAAAGAAATACGAGCTTAGAAGTTCAAAAGAGCTTATATGAAGAAAAGAAAAAAGCTGTTGAAACTGGCGAGAAATCGCTTGCTGATTTGAAAAAGAAAAAAGCGGACGCTTCAACTGAAACCGAAAAAGCGAACTATCAAATCCAAATCGACGAACAAACAAAGAAAAATCAAACATTGTCTACTAACCTTAAAAATTGGGCATCTGAAATGAACTCAATTATTGCGAATGGCGGAACTTTAAACGCACAAACATTCGCAAACGGTTTGTCTCAGCTTGGAAATATTAGTGATGAACAGTTATCCGCTTTATGGCAAAACTTTGTTTCTACAAGCACATCAATTGATAATACGTTAGCAGGATTAGCTGGCATAATGGGTCAGCGTGGCGGAGAAGGAGTACAAGCTTTTGTCACAGCGCTTCAAAGCGGCGATTATACTACAGCAGCTTTAAATATTAATAATGATGTTCTAAGTACTATTTCTAGCTTACCAAACGGCATGTTTTTGAATGGGGAAAACGGAAAAAATCAATTTTTAACTGCTATCAAATCCGGCGATTTTCAGGGAGCTGGCAAATATTTAGTCGATGGCGTAAAAATGGGCACTGACTCTATTGAATCGGAAATGAAAACAAAAGGTCAAACTGGCGGACAGAACTTTGCGGACGGTGTAAAAGGTAAAGAAGGCGCTGCTAAATCAGCTGGTTCAGCAGTTAAAAATAAAGCAAAAGAAGGCGCGACAGACCCGAACGCATTCAAAGCAGTTGGTTCAAAAGACAGCGCGGGCTTTAACAATGGAGTTATGGGAGGAAAAGGCGGCGCTTATTCAGCTGGGTCAAGCGTGGGGAATTCTGCTAAATCCGGTGCTGGTTCGGTTGATTCTAGTGGAGTTGGTTCTGATTTTGCTTCTGGATACGTAAACGGCATTTTGAGTGGTATGGGCGCTGTTGGAGAAGCGGCTGCTTCTTTGGCAAATAAAGCACTAGCGGCAGTTCAGAAAAAACAAGACTCGCATTCACCTGCTAAAAAATCTAAAAAATTAGGTGGAGACTTCGGCTCTGGTTACTCATTAGGTATTGCCAGCAAGACGAAAGCAGTTAATAAAGCCGCAAGTAATCTCGTTGCTGGGGCGCTTGGAACTGAATCGCAAATCAAAAAACTATCCAGTACGTTGAAAGACAAAATATCCTCAGCGATTGACGCGGGATTGCATTCTAAGAATAAGAGTCGTGGTCAACTCAAACAAGCTAAAGCATTGAATAGCATTGAAGGTTACATTGTTCAACAAACAAATAGATTAGCTGCAACAGCTAAGAAACGTGATAAAGTCGTCGCTCAATTAAAAGCCGCTAATACTAAAATGGCGGACTTGACGAAACAAAGTAAAGAGTATGCTGCTTCAATCACTGAAAAAATGAAAAGTTATGGATCAATTAGCAATGTAGACCCAGAAAATCCAAAATCGATTCAACAAGAAATGCAGAAACGCTTAAAAGAAATCAAAGCTTTTCAAGCGAATGTGGAAAAATTGCGCAAAAAAGGCGTTAGCAAAGACATTATAAACGACATTCTGGAGGCGGGAGTAGAAAATGGTTCATCTTATGCGCAAGCTCTTGCTAAGTCTGACGCTAAAACTATCAAAGCGATTAATAGTACGCAGAATCAAATCAATTCAGCTTCTAAGTCAATGGGGAACACAGCGGCTAATGCGATGTATTCTGCTGGTATTAACGCGGCGAAAGGTTTAATAAGCGGACTAAACAGTCAGAAAAAACAACTAGAAAAAACAGCTAAGAGCATTGCTAACACAATCACTAATTCAGTGAAAAAGGCGCTTAAAATTCATTCTCCTTCACGTGTGGCCATCGAACTCGGAAAATTCTTCACGGGAGGCCTTGGAAATGGAGTCTTAGCTGGCGCTAAAGGAGCTGTTCAATCAACTAACAAAATGGTTGATAAAGTAGTAAACGCCGCTTCTAATATGACGGTACCGGCTATCAATCTCCCGAAAATCTCTGCAGAAAAAGCATTGGGCCTAAAAAGCGTAGATTTAAACAGAACTATCACCGTCAAAACAATTATTGACAACAAAACAAAAGAGTCTAGCAACGCTGATTTAATCAAAGCTATTCAACAATCTGGCGATAGACCTATTAACTTTTATGTTGACGGCAAGGATCTTGCAGATAATACAAATAATCACTTAGGAAGTTCTACATCACTAGCATTCTATGGGAAGGGGCTATAATATGGCTACATCGCTGGCATTAGTAATTGAAGGTAAAACATATATGCTTAATGAATTATTTGATTTAGAGGTAGGAGAAGTGAGCAGAGAACCGCCGCAAATAGTTAATAATTATACTGAATTCGCTGGTTCTGACGGCGCTAGAACGACAGACAGTAACTTTAGCATGTTTCCTATCTCGTTTTTGTGCCATTTCAGAACAGAATCAGCAGACTTATACCACGTAAAACTAGATGAGTTAATGGAATTGATTTATCAAAGGAGCGAGTATTTTTTAGTTCATTCTAAAACGCCTGGTAAAAAATATAGAGTACATCCGAGTGACGTTGGTATTGACCGCAAAGCTCCGGGATACGCAGATTTGACACTTGAATTCGATGTGTTTCGAGGTTATTCAGAATCGCTAAGTTCTACGCTTAGCGATTCTGAAATTGATTGCGATAAATGGCAATTTGGTCAAGGTCTAGCAATGGAGGATTATAGATATACTCACACTAAAAGTCGTTTCATCATTTATAATGGCGGTAGTTTTGACATAGACCCGCGCGAACATTATTTAGCAATTACTTTGCGTGGTCAGAATGAAGGAGAATTAACAATTAATAATATTACGACAGGCGATAGATTTATCTATTATCCATCGTTAAGTACAACAGACACATTAATTATTGATTGCGCTACACCTAGAATAAACGGAAATCCCTGCGGTCGTAACACGAATCACGGTTTAATAAGTTTGAAAAAAGGAGAGAATCTTATCGAGATTAGCAATACTAGTCATTTAGATACGAAGTGGGATTTCTCCTTTTTGTACAAGTAGGTGAATATATGAATAGCGATATTATAGTTGCTGATTTTTGGAAGAATAACGAAGAAATATTAACAGATTTCGATAAAGATAGTTTTTGCGAAAGTTGGACAGAAAACGAGATGTGGAGTATTGAGTTTAAGGTAGTACAAACTCCCAAGAACGCTCACTGCTATTCTTTTTTAGATTATGAAAGTTCTGTTTTTTTTGGAGGGCAAGAATTTGTCGTTAAACAATTAAGTCATGATGCTGTCGGAAAAACGCTATCGAAAGATATTAAAGCGCCTCACATTTATTATACATGTCAAGATGGGCGACAAGACGACACTATAACAGGTTCTTTTACTTTAGAACAGTGCTTAACTCATATCTTTAAATCTGATAGCAGGGGCTTTTCATGGGAGATAATAGACCCTTCCAATATACTAGAAAAAGTTCAACAAGAAAACTTTGGAAATAACAACTACTTAACACTTATTGATCAATTACTCGATGATTATGGAGTAGTCGTTATACCAGACAATCGACACTTAGTATTTAAACCGCGCGAAAATTATGGAGCTAAGACAGAAAATTTCATCAGATATAAATACAATACAGACGAAGCAAGTTTTGATATTGATACTCTTTCGTTAAAAACGAAAATTAAAGGATATGGAAAAGTTGATAGTAACGGAAATAACTATTTTTCTCCAGTCACATACACTAGCCCGGAAGCAGAAAAATGGGGCATTCGTTGGCAAGAACCCGTTTCAGATGAACGATACACTGTTGTAGGTAACATGCAAAGGCGACTTAAACTTGAATTACAAGACTATCCAGCAACAACAGGAAGCGTGATATTGAAGAATGATTATGAGTGTGAAAAAGGTGATTATGTTCTATTTATTTATGAACCGCTTGGCATTGATTATGATGTGCAGATAGTTGCATATAAAAAATACCCATTCACAATAAAAGCGCCAGAAATCACACTTTCAAATAATAAAAAGTCGATAGTATCAATAATGGCCCAATTAGCAAAAGTATTGAAAGGAGCGAAATAGATGTTAAATCTTGATAAATGGGGAAATACACTTTTTGATTCTAATAAGTATCAGCAGTTTAATGCTAATATGGAAAAATTAGAAAAAGATTCATTAGCAAAAGATGTAGATATAAATGCAACTAATAACAGAATTGATAATGTTGTTTTAGAAGCTGGCGGAAATAATATTACTGAAGTAGTAGATGCTAGAACTAGCAAAAACGGTCAAGTCTACAGCACTTTAAACTCGCGGCTAAATGGTGACTATTCAGCAATTGCAAGTGATTTAGCTGAATCAAATGCGCTACTTCAAACAGTAAACGAAGAAAATAAAGTATTAAAAAGTAAACTAGATGAATTGTACGGTAATTCTGCATCAAATATTGAGTATTATGTTAGTTCAACAAACGGAAATGATGTAACAGGAACAGGAGCTATTGATGCACCATTCAAGACGATTCAAAAAGCTGTAAATATGGTTCCGAAAGTAAAAGTAGGAGGCTTTATTTATATCTTTTGTGAGCCGGGGCAATATAACGAAGATGTAGTAGTACAGTCGTTCAGCGGCGCAGAATGCTTTTATATCCAGCCTACAAATTTAGCAACAATCGACCCAACAACTGGACAAACAGGTTTTTTTGTTAAAAGTATTCTGTTTTCTGGCATCATGTTTCAGTGCGTGGTACAAGGACTTAATTCTATGAGTACGGCAGTGAATAATAATTCTACGGTAATTCAGTTTGCAAGGTGCTGGTACGGCACAGTTACTAAATGCCGATTTGACACTAATTTGAAAGCAACTAATATTACAACTGTGCAATACAATCAATCTCGAGGTAACTGTTATAGCAACTATTTTAAAAATCAAAACATTATTATGTCGTCCGAGTACATGGGACACGCTTTATTTGCATCAACAAATACATGCGAAGCAACTTCGAATGTCGGCTTAAAAGCTGCTAGCGGAGGCATTTTGGTTAAGTCTGGTACGCCAGTTTTAAACGCTACTACCGCAGAATTGAAACAAGCGGGAGGTCAGATATTCTAATGACAAATCAAATCTTTAAATCAGCTATTCTTGATTTTTCTGTTAGTGCACAGAACGCTAAAGCTAATGTTCCTCAGATAAAATTTAGTACGCAAGACTCTGGAGGGACTGCGCGATTAAAGTTTACTGCAAAAAAAGATGATAACAATTTACCACTTTCAAGCGCGGCAGAGGTAACGCTTGCTATGGTATTGTCTGTTGGCAAAAAATACGAAAGTAGCTACATTGTTAATCCAGAAATAATTAACAGAACAGAAGGTGTTTTTGAATACTCATTGACTGATGAGCAAATAAGTCACGACGGACAAGCTAATGCAGAATTGTACGTTAAATATCCAAATCAAACAATGCAAATCAATCGTTTTAGTTTTGTTATTGAAAAAGCGATGATTGATGATAATTTTTTGCCCGTTGCTACCTATTATGTTGAAAAATGGGATGATTACGAAAAAATATTTAACGAAAAAGTGGAAATTCTTCAAAATGAAATTGATGATTTGCAAGGACAAGCTACTGAATTAAAAAACACATTCGATAGTCTTAATCCAGACCAATTTCCCCAAAAAGCAGATTTTGAAAATCATATAAACAACACAAACATTCATGTGACGATGACTGATAAAACAAATTGGAATACAAAAGAAAATACTGCGGGATCACAAGCAAAAGCGGATAGTGCATTAAACTCTGCTAAAGCATATACAGATAGCAAGATGGATAGTTACGGAGCTTGGATAAATGTACCCCTCGCCTCTGGTTACTCAACTGGCGACAGTAATACACCTCAATATCGACTGGTAGCAAAACAAACTTCTACCGGTTTGAAAACTTTTGCTGAATTCCGCGGATCAGTTGCTGGTACATTTATTAGTACAGCAAATAGTACTCTTGCAACAATGCCCGCTGGCACAAGACCAATTGTCACTTATTACGGTGCTGCCACTTCAAATAACGGGAACGGTGGTCGTATTGCTATTCCAGTTGACGGAAAGCTATTACAAGTGTCATCTACAGATAATGCTAATCCTTCGTACGTAAGCCTTTCAACGATATTATACGAAGTTGGCAATTAGGAGGAGTAAACATGAACTATAAACAGTTTTACGCATATGATGAAAATGGCAATTATCTCGAAACAATACTTGTGTTTGAAGATGAAAAAGGTTTAATCAATCAACCGAAAAATTCTACAAATATTGAACCTTCCATAATCGAAAACGGCATAGCAAGAGCAATGTATTATCCGCGTTGGAATGGGGAAGATTGGGACGAAGACAAGAAAAGATGGGAATTAGAAAATCCAATCATACCCGCAGAAAAAACGGAAATAGAAAAATTAAGAGAGGAATTACTACTCACCCAAGAAGCGTTAGCGGCATTGTTCGAAAGTAATTTAGGGTGATGAAATGGCTTATATGATACCAATTTACGTGAATTTAGTGATGAATAATCGAAAAACTATTGAAGAAGTTCCTGCGAATTTGCGAGGGCAGGTAAAAGCAAAAGTGGATGAGTTAAAACAAGAACAACAACGAATACAGTCAGAAGAAATAGAAGCCGAATAGGCTTATTTTTTTATGGGGGATGATGAAAATGTATGATGGTCTAGCAAAAGTATTTGATTATGCTTTAGCGAAAGAAATGTTCTTCGCGGCGCTCTTTGTAGCGCTTTTTATAATCTTACTAATTATCACAAAAAGAATTTGGGATGATTCAAAAATTGTAAGAATAGAAATGAAAGAAGAACGCGAAAAAGTGGAGGAAGAACGAGAGAAGCGTAATAAGGAATCGAAAGAAGAGAGAGATAAATTTATAAGTACGATGAACGAACAACAGCGATTGATGGATAGGCAAAATGACATGATGAAACAGCAACAACAATCAATTGACAGCTTGTCTAAATCAGTCGGAAAGTTAGCTCACAAAGTAGATTTGTTGGAACACAAAATAACGAAGTAAAGGATGATAGAAATGGAGTTTGGAAAAGAGTTACTAGTTTACATGACATTTTTAGTAGTTGTAACACCTGTGTTTGTTCAGGCGATTAAGAAGACGGAGTTAGTCCCGTCTAAGTGGCTTCCGACTGTTAGCATACTTATTGGTGCTATTCTGGGCGCGTTAGCAACGTTTTTGGATGGCTCTGGATCGCTTGCAACGATGATTTGGGCAGGCGCTTTAGCAGGAGCTGGTGGTACTGGATTATTTGAACAATTTACTAATCGAAGCAAAAAATATGGAGAGGATGATAAATAATGGCATTAACAGAGGCATGGTTAATCGAAAAAGCAAATCGTAAATTAAACGTTTCTGGAATGAATAAATCTGTAGCAGATAAAACCCGAAATGTAATTAAAAAAATGGCGAAAAAAGGAATCTATTTGTGTGTTGCGCAAGGTTATCGCTCGTCAGCAGAACAAAATGCGTTGTACGCGCAAGGTAGAACAAAACCTGGCGCGGTTGTCACAAATGCGAAAGGTGGACAATCTAATCATAATTACGGTGTTGCGGTAGACTTGTGTTTATACACAAGCGACGGAAAAAATGTTATTTGGGAGTCAACAACTTCGCGCTGGAAAACAGTTGTATCAGCTATGAAAGCAGAAGGATTTGCGTGGGGCGGAGATTGGAAGTCTTTTAAAGATTATCCGCATTTTGAATTATATGATGCTGCTGGCGGTGAAAAAGCTCCATCGACAAGCGCAAGCAAACCGAAGCCATCTGCAAGCTCAAATAAGAACGTTTACTACACAGAAAATCCACGAAAAATTAAAACACTAGTACAATGTGATCTATACAATTCAGTAGACTTTACAACAAAAAACAAAACCGGTGGCACATATCCGGTTGGCACAGTCTTCACGATTACGGGGATGGGGAAAACGAAAGGCGGGACACCTCGCTTGAAAACGAAATCTGGTTACTATCTCACTGCTAACAAGAAGTTTGTTAAAAAGATTTAGTTTAATGCCCTCGCGTTTGCGGGGTTTTTTTTATTTAAGGATACTTTTGCGATACTTTAAAAGCTAATAAATAAGCTAAAATGAATATGACATCATTTTGTAGCTGTTAAGCGCTGTTAAGCACGTATAAAAGCATTTAAAAGCTGTTTAAAGTGATTTGAATTTAAAAAAAATGTTTACTTTTAAGCTAAATGTGTATAATATATATTGTAAGGACTTAAAACTTGGAGGGATGAAAATGGCAACTACAACTATAAAAAATACAGCCTTTTCGTTTAATAACCAAAAAGAATATAGCGAATTCATGAGTAGAATTGATAGGAAAGCAACAACTCTTAATAGTAATGTTAGGAAGACTAAACACAACCTTAAAGCCATCAAAGAGATAAAAATAGATGGTGAAACATATAAAGTTTAATGGAATTAAATGTAGAGATAAAGAGTATCTCAGGACTAACAGATACGGAAAGACAAGAAGTAATGAAATTTTCGTGTGGAAATACTGATATTGATCTATATTTACATGAGGATGCTCTCGAAGATTATATTTGTAATTTAACCCGTACGTTTGTACTTTTTATTGAAGGTACAGTTGCAGGATATTTTACATTAACATCTGATAGAGCGTTAATTACCAGAAAATCTGCACTTTCCCGGAAATTACCAAGTCATCCACACTTTACAGTTCATCGCGACTCTATTCCCGCCTTACAAATACACCATTTTGCGATTGGGGAACCTCATCAAAATAAGGGGAATGGTGTTATATTAATGAACTATTTAATAACCTTTATAAAGATTAAAATTTTACCAAATGTAGGCGCTACTTTGTTAACTGTGTATTCGCTCAAGGAAGCCGTTGGATTTTATAAAAAAATAGGTTTTGAAAAAACTGGCTGCCATTCGGATGTTAATGTTAATATGGCACTAGTAATAAGTGAAGTACTAGACGATTAAAATTAATAAAATCCTAACCGCCCTAACCTCAACGTTAGGGCTTTTTTTATGCAAAAAAACACGCTAAACATAAGCTTAGCGTAATTGTTATATCAATTCATTTTATCTAAAATCGGTTTAAAGTATTTATCTTCCGCATCTCTACGTGCTTTTATGGCATCATCTTTCTTTTCAAATCTGCCTAAAAAATGTAATTTTTTTTGAAAGGTAATAGAAGCTTCCCATTTATTTCTTTTCTCATCCCAACGCACGCCTTTTATCCCACTCTTGTTTCTTGCTGATAGGCTTCTAGTTAAAGCTGATTTCATAGTGCCATCGACTGCGTCTACTTCTAGTTTTCTTTTAAGGGCGTTTTTCTGTGCTGTTTCTGTCCTTAAATTTTTTTCAGCATATTCACGCCCATTTTCTTTAGCTAAACAACCGCAAGATTGAACATGACCACGTTTTAAATGTTGAGCTAATACTTCTTTTTCATTGCCACATACACAAATACAGTTCCATAACGCGTTACCATTTTCAGAACGAACAAACTCTTTAACTGTTAATCTTCCAAATTTCTTATTTGTCAAATCTATAACATGATTGTTCACTAGTGTCACTTCCTTTTAAACTTATCAAAGTAACTCATTTTTCTTCTCTTTTAACACGGTGATAGCATTTTCTAACGCTTTACAAACATCTTTTTTTATATTTACATGTTCTTCGTTTTCAAATCTATTGAACGTAAAAGGAAGTACTTCAATATTAGCAGACTCAAACTCTTTGATTAAGCAGTATAATTCGAATTCTTGTGCAGGAAATGAGAGTTTGTACTTGTCTAACAGGTGTTTAAATCCTGCAAGATCGTCAGAATTTTTTTCTATGTCTTCTAATTCAAACAAAACATCTGATACAGATAAACCCGAAATCAACGATAGCGAGCGTAGTATTGAAACAGTATATTTATTTAACGGTTTTTCGTTCTGGTCTTTTAAAGTGTTTTGTGAGATACCAGTTAATTTGCTTAACTGATACCTCGTCAAATCATGCTTTTTTAAGAATTCATCTAATAATTTAATTGTCATTTAGTTTAATTCCTCTTTATCATAAGATCTTGTGTAAATTAAATCGTCTTCAAATATTTCGAAACCATCAAATTCAAAATCTTCCCCGTAATAAACCCCTGCATCACTAACATGTTTTTCAGGACAACGAAAATACTGAGTTGCTGCTTCCCGTGTGTTACGCTCAACGCTTGTGAATAGTAGTTCTTCGTTATTTGTTTTCGCGTTTTTAATCAATTCAATTACATCGTTTTTATACATAGTTTTGCTCATTTCTACCACATTCCTTTTCTATTTTATATTTTTACCATTCTTCTAATTTATTGCCTTCGTTATCGGATAGAACAAAATCACTTTCGTTTTCATAACATGTTTTTAGAAACTCTTCAAAACTAGTTTTTTCACTACTTTCAAAGTCTTTTTCCTCTTCTTGGACCTCTTCATAAAGAGCTTTCGCTTCGCGTTCCATTAACTCTTTATATTCCTTTTCAGTTAACAGTGTGTCAGTTCCTTCATTGTACCAATAAGTTTTTCCCATTTGTCATCCATCCTTTTCAATCGTTTTCTTTACTATATTCACATTATACTACGAATATACGTAGTAGTCAATAGTTTTATCAATTTTATTTTAAAATAAAAAAATACCCCGAAAAAATTCGAGGTTGCTGTTATGTTCAGATGTAAAAAACGGGATGTCAAACAGCTAATAGTTGAATGAAATAATGAACGAAAATCGTTCATGTGAATATTATTACATAGATTTTTATGTAATACAACACTTTTTTAACACTTGATTTCAAGAACGTTTGTTCGTATAATGTTAGCAAGAGGTGACGGAAATGTATAATTTAATTGATGATATTTTAGAACATTCAATAGTATTAGCAGATGCGTTAAAAAGAAATTGGTCAATAGAAGTACTGTTTTTAAAGAACAATCATCATGTACGCTATAAGTATGTAGTTCCGGTCCACATTGATTACGAAAAACATATTGTACAGCTTGAACGCTTTGATGAACGAATAATTGACATTAATATAGAAGATATTATTTTTTGCGAGGTTATGACATGAGATTATATAGCTTTAATGATTTTAAGTATATTTGTTACGTTGAAGGGAAGAAAGGGGCAGTGGAGAAACTATTTTCAGACATATTTGAAACGAAAAAGTTAAAAGCCTTTTGTAGAAAAGTGGAGAAGAAGGATATTGATTTAAAAACTATTTATCAAGAGTACTTAGATAATTATGATCCTGTTAATAATCAAGGCTAGTTTATGTTATAGTATTATAGACTAATGTCAAAAGTTCAAATAAAGTACAAATTTTTCTCGATTTTATTTTATTTAAAAAACATTAAATTTGATTTTAATTTTAATATCTTGATTTCACCATCTTATCTTTATTTAAAAATCTTTTCATTAGATTTAAATTGATTTAAAAAAAGGCGATATTGCCCTCCGAGGGCATAATGAAAAAACATCTTACAACTGGCAAAAACCATTGTGTAAGATGTTTTTTCATTTTAATTAAAAATCGTATTTTTTACTTTCCAATCTTCTAGTTTAATGAAAACCCAGAAACCATAAATTCCGATAGTAATTATCGTTAGTAAAAGCCATTTGATCCAATGACCAAAAAGACCTACTGCGGAACCTTGAAATTTCAAGCGTCTTCCTTCAATAACAGTATGATTGATTTTCCAGCCATAGACCATACATAAAGCCCATGGATAACAAATGCCAAACGTGCAAAGTGTTACTAAAGTGCCAAGTATTGTCCAACCAATATACTGTAACAAACCTCCGTCAAAAAATGATGTTCTCCCGTTTCGTGTTTCTATGTAGTTTTGTTCTCCCAT